CTACAGCGGTCGATTCTGCGCGATCTGCTGCCGAACCCAACCCTGCACCTCGGATTGTATCCACAGTGCACGACGGCCGATGCGGATCGAGCGAGGGAACCGCCCAGCTTTGATCTCGCCGTAGATGAAGGTAGTGCCCATTCCGGTCATCTGCCGGACGCGGTCGAGCGACAGCAGCTCTTCCAGCCGTTCAGCGGCGCCCATGATTGCCTCCCGTGCGCTGTAGCTGAGTGGAGTCTGCCAGGCCGAGCTTGAACTGCACCACGTTGTCGGCGGTTGCCGGCGCCGGCACCGGGCGCGTGCTGCGCGCGGGCCGGTTGATCCGGCGCCACTCGGCCAGCGCCGTGTCGGGGTTCTCGCTCTTGCTGGTCGCCCGGCATGCGCACTCGACCAGGTGGCCACCGCCGGCGCTCGGGCGGCGCTCGTCATGGATGTGGCGCGCGCGGTGCCCGGCGGCGCAGTTCGGCAGGCCTTCGGGATGGCTGATCTGCTTCTGGGTCATGGCTTCTTGCACTCCGGATATTGGGCTTCCAACTTCTCGATCAGGAAAGCGGCCTGTCTGGCGCGGTACTCGCGGTCGTAGCGGTTGAGCCCGCCGGGGCGGGCGTCGCGCAGCCACCGCAGCGGCTCAAGTAGCCATCGGGGGTCGAAAGGGAGCGTGGCGCGCGGGTCCGCAGCTTTCACCAGCGGCACGCAGTCGGGGCCGGCCCAGTCCTGAGGATCGCCGCACTTGGTACAGGTGCCGTCCTTGAAGTAGTGGTCAAGGTCGGGCTTCTGCACGCGCGGGGCCTCCCACAAGGCGCGCACGATCCAGCCGCGCTTTGCGGCGTGGTAGACGTGCTCAGGGGTGGCAGTGATCCAGCAGCCAGGGGCGGAGTCGCCTTGGTTGCGGTACTCCCAGCGCACGGGCGGCTGGGAGTACAGCTGCTGCAGCAGCGTGTCGCCCCATTCGCGGACCTGGTCGGCCGACACGGGCGCGCCAGCGGCGCCCAGCCTGCGCATGGTGGCGATGACCGCGGCAACGGGCGACGATGCTTGGCTGGCTGCAACGGCGGCCGCAGGGGTGGCTGGGTAGGTGGCGGCGTTCAAGCGGCATGCTCCAGTTGCAGTGGTACAGAGATACGGGTGGCACTCTTGGCGCTGAGGATGTGGCTACCCCACTGCTGCGCCATTGCCGCAGCGATGGCGGGGTCGAAGCGCGAGCGTTCCTTTTCACGATCCGCGCCGGGCGGCATCAGGTGGCATCGGGCCTCGATCTTCCCGTGCTGCTCGATCACCTGCGCCTTCGTGTGGCTGGGCACCAATGCCGGCAGATTCCTCAGCCAGAGCGTTGCCGCCTTCGTAAAGGGGTTGCCGAAGTCGTAGGGCTGAACGGTCTGCGTCGGCCGCCCCAACACGCTCATCGCCAAGCCGTGTGGCTTCGAGTTCTCTGCCGCGATGAATTCCACCGGTGCGGCCATCAGGTCGGCGAACAGCAGTGCGCCCTCCAAGAAGTCACGCATGCGGTTGGGGTACTTTGGATGCCGGCGGCGGTCAGGCTGCGCCAGCGCCGTGTCATCCGGGTGGTACATCCAGCGAATGCCCGCCAGCGTGTTGTAGGTGCAATAGGGATGGGCCACCATCGCCAGCCAGCGGCCGGCTTGAAGGTGGTTCCGCACATCTTCCTGGATGTGCCAGCGCGGATCGCCCTCGGTGGGGCGCAGGTCGCACGAGTAGACATCGAAGCCGAAGGCGCGGAACGCCGACGCCACGGTGTCGCTGTACTCGCAGGCAACGAGGATGGGCAGCAGCTTAGCCATTGCCTTCGCCTTCCTGCACCCGATATCCAGCAGAGCGATAGATATGGCGGAATCGGTCCGCTACTCTTGGTTTCTTCAAAGCGATTGTGAGAATGCGATGAGCTACAAGGAAGTTCCGAACGTAGGCTGGGGCGATGTCTATCGCGGGGCTAAGTACTCGGTTACCGCTGCTCTGGTTTCGGTAATTGGCGGGCCTGACGACGGGAAGTACCAAGGTATTTATCGAATCGGCGGAGCACCTACTGCTGGCACTCGCTGTCTCGACAAACTCGACACTATTCAGCTTGCTATGGATGACGCTGAGAAATCGGCAAAACAAGAGATCGATCGCCGACTCGATTCGGTGAAGCCGTAGGAGTGAGCGCGGGGCGCGGCTTGTTTTAGACATTCCGTACCACCTGGCTATCGATAAGCGCCAGCAGGCGTAGCGCCTCGGCATGCTTCTCAGGGCTGCCGGTCGGCCATTCGGGATTTGCGTGGCCGCGCTCCTGCCATTCCATCAGCTCAACGCATTCGCGGAACTGCCCCAGGTCCACGGCCTGCGCCGCCGCATCAGCACGGGCTGCGTTCCAGAACGGCTCCGCCCAATGACCGGCCGGCGGCGGCGTGTGGCCCTGCGCGCCGACCATCAACGTGCCGGCGATAACGTCGCACACGCGGGCGCGGATGCCTGCCGGATCGGCATTGAGCGAGTAAGGAAGGTCCACGGCCTGCGCGGGCGGGGCGGCGAGGGCGGCAGCCCCCATCGCGGCGTCGATCACGTCATCGATCAGGTCACCATCCGAGCAGGCCAGATGCTCAATAGCCTGCGGGCTCTGGTCGATGAAGTCGCGCAGCCAGCGATAGCGCGCGGCATCGCGCTGCTGCATCGCATCCACCTGACCGGCCGGGAAGGGCTGGGCGGCGAGGTGCGTTGCCAGCGCGCAGGCGAAGTCGGCAGCCAGACGCGTGGTGATGTAGGCGCGGAAGTCGTGGCGGCCCACTTGGTTGGCAAAGTACTCGGCAACGTAGGCGCGGGCGCCTTCGCTGGTGTCCAGATTGTGGCCGGTGGACCTCTTGTCGTTGCTCATGCCTGGATGTCCTTGCTGTTGGTGGAGCGCGCGCCGCGCGCCCTGACTTCGAGTTGTTCGGCCATGCCGAGGTAGTAGGCGTGCCGTTCCAGGCGGATCGATTCGGAGAACTGGAAGTGCCTCAGCGACTCTTCCGCCTGCACGCGCCAGGCGGCTGCCTCGCGCGCTGGGTCGTCATCGAAAATGTCCATCTGGACCGGCTTGGCCATGGATCAGTGCTTGTCGACGGCGCGATGGCGGCTGTAACCCATGCCTTCGATGGGGATTTCGCCCCAGGTGAGGGTTGCGCCGGGGATTGGCTCCGGCTTGGCTTCACGCCAGGGCTGCGTGGAGCCGGCCTTACGCCTCTCCTGCCACTCGGCCTTCGCCTTGTCGCGGTGGGGCTTCTGCATGCGTGCCAGGATCCGGCGCACGCAATGCTTGAGGTCTGTGGTCTGGACGACGATGCGCGGAGGCCGGTTGCCTTTGGCGGTCGTGTAGCCGGAGACGAAGCCGGCGACCTGCTCGCGGATCAGTTCGATGCGGGGCAGCTCGCCGTTTTCCTTCTTGGCGAACTCGGGTTCATGCTGGAAATCGACAACGACGGAATCGGTCATGGCGGATCTCTGAGGAATAGGTTGCCGGCTGTGTGGAAGTCCCGCCGGCGTGGGAGGCCGGTTGCGCCGGCCGGGCGGTTGCTCAGTGCGTGTCGTCAGCCGGCAGGGCCGGACGGCGACGGGCGGCGCTCTTGCGCTGCATCTCGGCGCGGAAGGCCGGCCAGCAGCGGCGGGTGTCCCGGATGCCAGACCCGCCGAAGTAGGCGATGCCGAATAGGCAGACGAGGACGAAGGAATCGGCGCCGGTGTAGATGGCGCGCGCAAGCAGCGCCATCAGGAGGCCGACGATCACGGCGCAGTAGAAGGGCAGGGCGAGGTGGCGCATTAGGCCTGGCTCCACGCGCGCTGCGGTTCACGGCGCAGCGACTTCTTCATGCGGCTGATGGCAGCAGCGGCACTGCCGCCGCGCAGGAAGTCGAGCCGTGCCAGGTCGGCGACGGTGTTGGCGAAGGCCGGGCGGTGACCGATGCGCAGTGCGGCGAGGCGGACGGCGTCGGCTACGGCGCGGCCGCGCTGCTGCGGGCCCACCAAGATGGCGACGGCGCTCATGCGGCCCCCTTGCCGCTCAGGGCGTCGGTGTACTGCTTGGCGGTAGTGCCGCCGATGCGCAGCGCCTGGGCGGCGCGCATCAACTCACGAGCCAGTTGGTCGGCCTCTGCCGCATCGACGTGGATGCGGGAACAGCCAACGGTGATGGTGATGACGCCCTGGTCGGGCATCGGCGCGGCGGAAGGGGTCAGGTCTTTGAAGGCGCCGAGGGACAGGCTGGCCATGTGTGATCTCCTGCGCCCGGCCCCGGGATGGGGCTGCGTTGGGCGACGACCGTAGATTAGGAGTGGCTAATCTAGGAGTCAATAGGAGTGGCTAATAAATTTCTGAACTCGGGACTCGTCCGCGCGGCGCATGCTACGGTGCCGCGTCAAAACTACAGGAGGGGATCTGCCATGGAGTGGGCTTTTACGGGGGTGACGCTGTTCCTAGGGCTGTTGGGCCTGGTCCTCACCGTGTTGTGGATCTTCGTTCCATTCGCAATCTTCGGGATCAAGCCGCTGCTGCAGGACATTCTTGCGGAGCTGCGCAGGGCCAACGCTATTGCAGAGGCCCGAACGCCCCCCGCACCTGGCCACGTGGCGCCGCAGACGGAAGGGGATGAGCCACAGGGCGCATTGGCGACCATCCGTGCCGCCGTCAGGCAGGCTGATCGGCCCTGAGGAGGGCCAAAAGCAGCTGCTGGAATCGCCGCCGGCTAATATTTTTATGAACGGATCTGGGCGGCTATCCCAGCAGCGAGTCTGCATGGGTGCCCGTAGAAGGGAACTTTCCCCCAAAGGTGCACGGCCAGGCCGCACGCTGGAGCCGTGGATTGGTAGCCAGTGGCAGCACCTGCTGACACGCCACTATCCAGTGATACTGCCGAGTTCACGTCCGGCGCAAAGGCCGGCTTCGTGGGGTGCTGACCGTCCACGTTTAACGTTAAACGGAAGGGCTTCTGCCCTCATTGGTGAGGGCTGGACATCCCCAGCGCGAAGATGAACGAGATTTCAGCTTCGCGCGCCGAATCTGGACCGGGCGCCGAATAGCGCGCTGTTCAGCAACCGATCGATGGACGATCTGCGCAAACTGAATGCTTAAAGATCATCGTGGAACTAGTGGGCCGACGGGCCTTCCCCGAGTTCTCGGACGGGATGCGAGACACCGAAAAGCATTGGCGCTATTGGCTTCACTAAAGTTTTACGGCCAAAGGCCGACAGTGTTTACGAGGGTAGAGTTGGTGTGACAGGTTTCACGGAACGCGACCAAACATGACTGCCAGTTTTGTGTCAACCAACAAGTTGTTGTTTTCGCGGAAGTGAAACCCTAAGATTACGCCAGAGGTCGCGTAGCCGAGGCTACTCTGGACTTCGCGGCCGCCTAGATAGGCGGTCTTTTGTTTGCTCATTGAAGAGCTACTGAGGAAATTCACATGTCTATTCGTGAAATCAAGATCCAAGTTCGTGGAGTCATAGAGCGAGATGGAGACTTGTTTCATGCGTACGCTCCTGACCTGAAGGGCGTGCATGCTTGCGGCTCAACTGCGGAAGAGGCTGCGAAGGGTCTTCATGAAGGGATCTCTTACTACTTCATGTCACTTGCGAAGCACAACGAGCCGATGCCAGTCGGCTTGATCACCCTTGATCGGGAGCATTCGAGCGATCTCGCGATGGCCTGGACGCTTTTGAAGGAACAGGTGAAGGAGCAGGTCCTTGGCTCCAAAAGGAAAAAGAAGTACATCGAAGAGGTCACTCTCCCCACTCGTGAGGGCGCTTTGGCGACGTGCTGATAAATGGGATATCCAGGGCCTGTATGGAAGCAGCTCAAGTCCCTCACCGCTGATGACTTAGAGCGTGCCCTAAAGAAAGACGGATGGCTGTGCGACATGGATGGGGGGTCCATGCGCATCTATGTCCATCCGGACGCGACGATCAAACCACGTCCGCGCGTGTCGATTCACTACCATCCTCACAAGACATACGGGCCGAAGATGCTCCAAGCTCTTCTGAGCGATATCGGATGGTCTGAAGATCAGATGCGTGATCTCAAGCTCATCAAGTGAAGAGCCCCGCTCAGGCGGGGCTTTTTCGTTGTCCCAACTTGGGACGCTAGGGTAGTTTCTTCGCCACTTAGAACTTCCGCAGACCTGCGTGGATCAACGCCTTTCCCAGGATGCTCATGTCGCCAGGATCCGGACGGTAGGCAGGGAAGTCGGTGTTGACGCTTACGACGTAGAGACCGTCGCCGCGTTTCTGCAGCATCTTGATCTGCGTCTCGCCACCGACGTTGATGAGGTAGTAATCGTCGCCGTCGAAGTAGTCGCAGCTGGTGTCGATCCAGACAATGTCGCCGTCTTCCAGCTTGGGCCGCATGGACGGGCCTCGACCGGTGATGATCTGGATCCTGCCAGGCTGGGGCAGGTAGCCGAGCTTCCGGCGGACCTCCCACTCTGCCACCTCGATGGTCTTTACTACCTCGGGGTAGTCCTGGTTGACGATCCCTACACCCATTCCTGCGCCCCCTTCAAACAAGTCGAAGCGAACATAGCCCGGAGGCGTCTCAGAGGGAGCGACCCACTCGACGGGCTCAGCGCCGGAGAGCATCTGCCCCTTGCCCGTGGCCAGCCAGGTCTGGTCTACGCCTAGGGCCTTAGCCGCGGCGAGCAGGTTCTCCCCGCGCAGGAACTTTGATTTGCCGCTGAACCATCCATTGACGCTGGGTGCGGAGATTCCTACCCGCCTGGCGAGCTCGGCTTTAGTGATCTGGGCGTGCGCGATGGCAGCCGCCAAACGTTCGGCAAGAGTAGTCATTAGGAAAGGCTAACTGCATTTGAGTTAGGACTGGCTATTGACTGGGTCATTAGCTAGTCCTAATCTTGCCGATATGGACAACCTTACCGCTTCCGAGATCATCGATCGCCTGGGTGGAACCACCGAGGTGGCCCGCCTCTGTCGGATCAAGCCGCCGTCCGTGAGCGAGTGGCGCGCGACAGGCATTCCGCCCGCGCGACGGCAGTTCCTGGAACTGCTGAGGCCCGACGCGTTCGGCGCAGCTGGCCCGGCGCGAAGCCAAGTGGTCGCCGAAACCCGCGCGCTGGTGGACAGCCGCATGAACAAGCGCTCGCTGCGCGCCCGGTTGGGCCTGAGCAACGACAAGCACCTGGCGAAGGTGCTGGGCCTGCCGGTGGAGCAGGTCAGCGGCTGGGCTGACGAAGACATGGTTCCGGCATTGCCGCAGGTAATGAAGCTGCTGGGGCATACCGAGCAGGACGCCCCGGCCACCCGGATCAACGACGACCCCGACGCGGACCGCATTGGCCCGGTCGATACCGCCTGAAAGGCCATCCCTGGCCGTCGTCCCTGAGTTGTCTCTGTCCATGGCGCCCATCGTGCGCCGCCCGGGCCCAGCCCGAAACCCTGAAATGCCGTACCTCCCAAGGTGACCCGATGACCTGCCGCACCTCACCCCTCAATTGGCTCGATGCCCTCTACAACTCCGTGCGCGAGACGCCGGGCGGCGTTGAAGCCGCAGCTGCCTTCCTGGCCCAGCGCCGGGGCAAGTCGATGCACCCGGAAACGCTGCGCGCCAAGCTGCGCGGGCTGGAGGGTGAATCGGTGACGCTCCAGATCGCGGAGCTGCTGACCGAGTGGATGCAGGAGCAGACCGGCGGCAGTGAGCGCGCGCTGGTCTGGCTGCAATCGCTGGTGGCCCGCTTCGGCATGGCCGCCGACGTGGTGCCGCCGGCGCCGGAGGGCGGCTGGTCCGACGAGATCGGCGCCATCCAGATGAAGCTGCTGGAGATCACCAGCCGCGTGGGGAAGTTGTCCGGCACGGCCGTGGACGCGATCGCTGATTCGACCATCACGAACGCCGAAGCCGAGCAGATGATCGCGGAGATCCGCGCGCTGCGCACGATGGCCAACCGCCTGGAGCGCAACGTGGCGCGCGCTGCGGCGAAGGGGAGGGCGGTGCGATGAGCCATCTGGCCCGTTCCAACGATCCCAACAGCAGCCACGCGGCTGCGGCGGAGCTTATCTCCACCGGCAAGCTGCTGGACCAGCAGACGCGCGCTGCAGCGGCAGTGCATCGCCACCCTGGGCAGAGCAGCCTGCATCTGGCCGCGCTGACTGGCCTTGACCGCCACATGCTCGGCCGTCGCCTGCCGGAGCTGGCCCGCCAAGGGAAGATCTGGCGCGGCCCTGCAGCGCCGTGTGCCACGACGGGCAAGAGCGCCTGCACGTGGTTCCCGGTAGCCCCGGGCGAAAACCTGTCGCTGGGGCTCTGACATGTCGACCATCATCATGTCGCAGTGCTGGCCGCTGCAGGGCCTGAGCGTCACGCAGAAGGCGGTGCTGATCTCGCTGGCCGACCAGGCGAACGACGACGGCGTGTGCTGGCCGGCAGTTGGCACCATCGCAGCGCGCTGCTGCATGTCCCCGCGCGCTGTGCGCACCGCCATGGATCATCTGGAGGTCGTTGGCCTGCTGACCCGCGACCGCAGGTTCAACAGCAGCACGGTCTACAACGTCACCCCGGCCAAGTTCGACAAGGACGCTGCACCGTCGAAGGGCGCTCGCAAGGCTGGTAAATCGGGTGCTGCACCGGGCGCAGGCGCTGCGCCCCATGCAGGGGGTGCGCCCGCTGCAGGTGGGGATGCGCCCGCTGCAGGAGGGGATGCACCGGGCGCAGGTCTGGAGGTGCGCCCCGTGCCGCCTAACCGTCATATAACCACCAATGAACCGTCAGAAGAACCGTCATCTCCGGCGGGCCTGTCGGCCGCGCCGCTGACGAAGGCGGAGCAGGAAGAGCAGATGCAGCTGGCCTGCAAGGCGACGTGGTCCGCCTACCGGGCTGCCTACCGCATCCGCCACGGTGTGGACCCCGTCCGCAACGCGAAGGTCAACACCAACGTTCGGGATCTGGTGAAACGGCTGGGCCGCGAAGAGGCGCCGCTGGTGGCCGGCTGGTTCCTGAGCGTCAACGAGCATTACGCCGTGAAGCGCATGCACGACCTTGGCGTTCTGCTGGCCGGCGCCGAGGCGTACCGCACGCAGTGGGCGACGGGGCGGCAGGTGACCGACACCAGCGCCCACCAGCAGGATCAGACGCAGGCCAATGCCAACGCGGCCAACGACGCCAAGGCGCTGCTGCGCCGTTTGAAGGGGAACGCCGATGCTCAGTGATGCCGAGCAGGACACGCTGGTCGAAATGCTGGTGGCCACGGCCGAGGTGATGGGCGAGCAGATCCGTCCGACCGCTGCGGCGTACATGGTCACCGACCTGGCGACGTACCCCCTGCGCGTGCTGGCCGAGGCGCTGACCGCGTGCCGCCGCGAGGTAAAGGGCCGGCTGAGCCTGGCCGCGATCATGGAGCGCATCGACGACGGCCATCCGGCCCCGAACGAAGCGTGGGCCGTGGCCATCCGCGCTACTGACGAGGCGGTGACCCTGGTGTGGACCGAGCAGACCCGGGACGCATGGACGGCGGCGCTGCCGCTGGTCGAGGAGGGCGACAAGATCGCAGCCCGGCAGGCGTTCCTGGAGGTGTATGCCCGGTTGGTGAAGTGCGCGCGCGCTGTGGGTGGCTGCGCCGTCTACCAGCCGTCGCTGGGTCACGATGCCAGCGCCCGGGCCGCAGCGCTGCAGCTGGCGGTCGACGCCGGTCGCCTTGCGCATCAGCAGGTGGCCGAGCACTTGGCACTGCCGGCGCCCACGCCCGCGTTCAACCCGCTGGCGCTGCTGGCCGGCCGAGTGGAGGCCAGCCCGGAAGCGAACGAGCGCACCCGGAAGCGGCTTGCAGAGATCGCCGAGCTGTTCGGTTCCGCTCAGGACGCCGCGGCATGAGGCAGGACCACGTCGAACTGGAAGTGCGGCCGGCGTCGGAGCCGGTAGCCGAGGCCGGCTGGTATCTGGCCTATGGCTACGGGATCAAGCCGCTGGTGCTGTACGCGACCCGTGGGATGACCGTGTGGCGCGACGGCATGCGCCAGATCCCGATCACCCGCTATGCCGGCCCCGTGCCGGAGCTGCGCTGATGTGGTCGAAAGCCCCGCCGCCGACCAAGGAAGAAGCGGCCCGGATCGAGCTGGCGAAGACCGGCCCCTGCATGGCCTGTCTGGTGCGGTACTCGCAGGGCCTGATGGCGCAGCGCTACGTGGTCTACGGCTGCGAATACAACCACGCCAAGTCGGGAAACATCCGGCGCGGCCACTTCTACGGGTACGCGCTGTGCCAATGGCATCACCAGCGCTACCGCCGCGAATGGATGACCCAGCAGCAGATGGTGGACCGATGGGGGCCGCCCCTGCATTGGTCCAAGAAGTTCCATGACGCATTCGGCTCAGACGACGAGCTGATTGACCAGCAGACCTACATCAACGAACTGAGGGCAGCAGCATGAAAAACCGGAAGGCCCTAGCGCCGACGACCAACCCCCAGCGCACCCCGCGCGAGCGGCGGATGGATCACAACACCGTTTCCCGACCCAAGCGGGTGAAGGCCGCGCGGTCCGCCACGGGTCCGGCAATGACGGTGGACGAGTTCGTAGCGCAGGGCGGGGTGGTGCAGCGCCTGGCGGCCAGCTGGGAGCAGGCAGCATGATCGAGCTGGCAACGGCTGAGCACGAAACCGTCTGGGGGCGCAGTGAAGAACCGGCCGCGCGGGTGACTGCTGCAACCAGCGTTGCGCTCCGGCGGGTTATGTCGGGAAAAGAATGTTTTGAAGCAGTGGCAGTGCTTTGTGCCAGTTCTCAAGGCCAGCATCCACAAGCTTCAAAGCCAGGTGTTTGGTCGTCTCGCCCGGCAGCTCTCGGAGCTGATCAAGGTATCGCTTCTTTTCAGCCTGCGGGATCTCTGATTCCTGAATTTTCGACGCGATTAGAGACTTCAAGGTGTCCTCATGAAGCTTGATCGTAATCACTCCAAGAATCGCGGACAGGCCACCGTCGTCGGCAAGGAAATCGATTCCCTTTGCGGTAATGACCGCCCCAATGGGAGATGCCCTTCGGCCGTGATTGCCAGGGTAGACGCCATGGATCAGGCCGTGTTCGTGCAGGTAGGCAATGTTCACTCGCAGCCTGCGGTCATCACCGCGAAAGGGTTGCATGTCCGCTGCTGCGGGGTACGTGGCCGCCGCGCACTGAAGAATTTCTCGCTGAAAGCCGCGATCAAGCAGTTCTGCCATGTGGCCGTCTCCGGTAGTGATTGCGCTGGCTGGCTCTCCCAATGCTATCGGAAGGCGGGCGCCCACCGAAAAGGGAGGGCCTTTTACGGAACTGCCTTCATGGATGGCAGCAAGCCTTTCCACAGGGAATTCGGCAGCGACGCCGATCTCCTAGAGATGCTAGGCAACGGGGAGACTACATGAAGGAGCTAATCCTGCCGTGGCCGAGCAAGGACCTGTCGCCGAATGCCCGCGTGAACCGGTGGCGGAAGGCTGAGGCAACGGCCAATGCCCGCCGGACGGCCGCGATGCTTGCGTACAACGCGGGCTGGAAGGGCATGCAGCTGCCCGCCGGCCGTTTGTATCTCTGGATCGATTGCTACCAGGCGCCGGGCAAGAAACTGCCGGACGACGACAACATGGTCGGCCGCTGCAAGCCCTATAGGGACGGCATCGCGCAGATCCTGGGGATAGACGACGGACGCTTCCTGTCGCGGCCTTTCGTCCACGATGAACGCCGGCCGGGTGGCCAGGTTGTGATCCGCATCACGGGTGGGCCCGAGCCGGGCAGGTAGGTCGCGGGCTGTGCGACGGATGGGGAACAAGCTGGCTGGATGGACCTGACCCGCTATGACGACAAGGCGCTGGAGCTGCTGAGCGGCATCCAGCAGGAGATAGCCGAAATGCGATGGACCCGGGCGTGGACGGCACCGGGCCAACGCGGCAAGGCCGAGCAGGCGCTGCGCCGATCACGCGCGCTGCGCCGCGAAATCAACCGACGAGATCGATTAAGGGGGAAGGGATGAAAGACGCACGCGAGTTGCTGTCCAGCCGCACAGGCGCGAAGACGGTCAATTTTGAATCCAGCGGCGGTGGTGGAAAGCCCACCCTGACCAGCCAGGACGTTGCTGCTGCTTTGGCATATGTGCCAGCTGGGCTCGGGCGAGAGTTGCTTGAGGCTCTGTGGTGGCCCGAAAGCGGCGCAAGGCGGCGTGACGCGCTGCGCCAAGCCGTGATCGGGTTGGTTGCACCCGAGTTCACCAGGCAGATGCACCACCTGGCCACGGTGCGGACTGAGTTCGGCATCGCCAAGGCGTGCATGGGGTGGGGGGGCAACCAGGTGACGGACACGCAGCGTCGCGAGCTGCTGAGGACCGAACACGCGCTAGATGAGGCGCGCGCTGCGGCCTGGCCGAACAACACCATGGAGCAGCTTGGGGTGCTGGCCGGCGCGGTCATTGCGGAGATGGCCAGCTGTGGCTGCTGCAAGACCTGCGAAGGCACGCGTGTTCAGGCTGCGACGACGGGGAGCGGAGTCGTTGAATGCGAGGCGTGCGGCGGCATGGGGCTGGAGCAGCTCAGCGGCCGCAAGCGTGGGGCAGCGATCGGTGCCGACGACGCGGCGTATCGGCGGTTCTGGCGTCCGGTGTATGAGTGGATGCTGCAGCGCATGCGTAGTGCGGAGCATGTTGCTGCCGAGCAGTTCTCCCGGGCGCTGAATCGCGCTGCGTAGTGAGGACTTGCAGGGTCCGCAGAATGGCGGGCAAATTGATCACCATTCAAACGCAAGCCCCGGCCCAGCCGGGGCTTTGCTTTTTTGGGTGAAGCCCTCTGATCAGTGACTTGCCCAAGTGCTGTAGATGTACCAGCCAATAAGCCATAGGCCGGATCCGAATCCGAGTGCGACGGTTGGTATGAGGACCAGCAGCCAAGCCCTGTGTGCGCGGCGATTGAAGTCCAGCAAGGACGCCTTGAACTGCGCTACGCCTGCAGGTGTGGGATTCTCATTGAGGCGTTGGTTCGCTAGTTGAACCGCGAATCCCCTGCGTACTGACATGTAGACCTCATAGCCGATGTAGCAGAGCAAGGAAAGTAGGAAAAGAGTGCCGATCCACGCGTGATGTGGCTGGGGTATCACCTGAGCGGACTTTCCCCAGAACGTTAGAAAGCCGGCGTAGCCAGCCGCAATGATCAGCTTGGTGTAGGTCTCATTGGCTGATCGTTCCTTGTCCATCGCCTTGTTGAGCGCCTCGGCCTCCTTCTCCGACTCTACGGTTCGCTGATGGTTCTGCAGGCCCTCAAGGCCCTTTTCTAGAGTCGCTAAACGGCGCTGAGTAAGTTGTTCGGTGTATCGGGCTTCCGGCGATTGATTCATATACCCCCCAGGTGGTTTGTTCGCTGATTATGCGCACGTCGCCGCCAAATACTGGAATTGAGGACACACCCAATGGCTGAGATCACTCGCCAAGAGGCTGGCGGCATGAACGTTGTGGCTTTCCTCGACATGCTGGCCTGGTCCGAGGGGACCGATAATGGTAAGCAGCCGACGAAGAACCGTGGCTATGACGTGATCGTCGGCGGCCAGCGGTTCAGGAGCTACGCCGATCACCCGCGAGTGCTGGTGGACCTGCCCAAGCTCAAGATCCAGTCAACTGCCGCAGGTCGCTATCAGCTGCTGCGCAGGTACTACGATGCGTACCGGAAGACGTTGGGCCTGAATGACTTCTCCCCACTGAGCCAGGACAAGATCGCGCTCCAGCAGATCCGGGAGCGCCGCGCGCTGCCCCTGATCCAAGCCGGCAAGATCACGGAGGCCATCAAGGCGGTCAGCAACATCTGGGCGAGCCTGCCCGGCGCTGGCTATGGTCAGCACGAACACAAGCTTGCCGACCTGTTGGCCGTTTACCGAAAGGCCGGCGGGGCGGTGGCGCCGTGACTGAGCCCGTGAGCACCCTAAAAACCATAGTCGGAACGTTCACCGCGGCAGTGGTCGCGCCAGCGACGGCCGACGCACTGCGCGAGGCCGAGCGAATCATTCTTGGCGTTCCGCAGTCGGTGCTGCTGGTCGCTATGGCAGGGGCGCTGATTGGCGTCCTTCTACTGCCCGAGAAGGACGCCGAGCGCGTGGCAGCTGATGCCACCCGCCGGGCCGGCCATCGCCTTCTGCAGACCGCCGCGCGCTGGGCGGCCCTGGCCGTGGCGGTCGTGGCCTACGCCATCGTGGCCGCATGGGTCATAGCCGTTGCCGCATCCATCTGGCCGTCACTGGCTGGCGCCCCACAGCTGCCGTTGGCCGGATTGTCCGGCGTCCTGATCCGCCGGCTGTTGCCCGGCTACGTGCGCATGGTGGAGAGGGCGACCGGCGCCATCGGAGGCGAGAAGCCATGAGCGAGATGATCCGATTCCTGCACGAGCTGTGGGCGCTGGTGGTCGGCGCCGCTGCCGACGCGCTGCGCTGGCTGAGAAAGCCTGGCAGCAAGGTCAAGTTGGTGTGCGCGGTGTTGGCTTTCAGCTGCATGGTGTCCGGCCTGACCGCATGGGAGAAAGAGCAGAAGATCCGGGACCTGAGCGCCCAGGTCATCAAGGTACAGGCCGACTGGAAAGCGGATGCTGCCCGGCTGCAGTCTGATGTGGACACGCGCGATCAGCGACTGGCCGAGGTGGCCATTGCCCTCCGGGCGGAGGCCGAGAAGCTGGAAGCCCTCAAGGCAGAGAGCGCGGCAGCCCTTCAGGAGTTGGCCGGAAAGATCGAGGCGTCCGAGAAGGAGGCATCTACCTGGCGCGGTCGCTATGAAACGCGGCCGGATACGTGCAAGGCCGCGCTGGAGCTGCTCGATTCCGCCTGCCCAGCACTGAAGGGGTACTGATATGCGCGTCATCGTCGTCTTGACCGCAGCGCTGCTGGCCGGGTGCCAGGCGGCGCCTACCAAGCCGAATCCGCCGCCGGCGACGGTAATAGCTGTTCCGGTGGCAACGTACGTTCCCATCGATCCCCAGTTGCGCAAGCGGTGCAAGTGGGTACGGGACGCCGCTCCATCGGCCGTGTTCGACGTGAGCAATGGCCGGAAGCGTTGCCTCTTGCAGTACGAAGCGCAGCTGGACGCCATCGATCAGATCGAAGGCAACCCGGTGCCAGGTGGAAGTGATGGCCGATAACCGTCTGGATCGCCTGTTGGCGTTGGTCGAGAGACAGCACGCGATCATCGAGGAACAGGGCAAGCAGATTAGCCAACAGTCCGAAAGCATCGCGCTGCTGACACAGTCAGTGGCCATGCTACTGGGCGAGGAATTTGGCACACCGGTCTCTGATGATGCAAAGCCAGAGCGGCGTGCGGATCTGGACGGGAATACCTACTGATGCCCGTCCGACCGCCGAAGCATCGACCACACGGGCGGGCGGGAGCGGCGTACGCACCTCCCGCTAGAGACCGACAGGCTGATCGTGCATTGCCAACGAACTCAACCCCTTGGCTTCGACTGCGAGCGAAGGTGCTGGCCGCATCGCCGCTGTGTGTGAGCTGCCAGGCGCTGGGGCGAATCAAGCCGGCCACCCACGTCGATCACGTCGATGGTGATAGCCGGAACAACGAGTTGACCAACCTCCAAGGCCTATGCGCGCAATGCCACAACGCTAAGACGGCGCGCGAGGACGGCGGATTCGGCAATCGGCGGCGGAAGCCTGTCGTTCCAAAAACGGAACGAAATATAACGAAAAATTAATAGTTCGTGGTGGGGGAGGGGCAAAAGTTCAGTCGCCTCCCGCTTCGATACGTGCGCCCCCCTGTTTTTTTCCACCGTCAGTTGGGAAAAACCATTTTTTGAGGTGCAGCCGTTGCGCTGCTGGAACGAGCCATGGGCAATCCCCGCAAACCGACATCGCTAAAGGTGGTGGCGGGGACTGATCGTCCGGACCGCGACGCACCGCTGGCAGTGGATCTTCCGCTGGTATCTGATGTGCCGCTGGCACCGGACTGGCTACCGAACGCCCACGCCATCAAAGAGTGGGATAGGCTCGCGCCAATCCTTCATGCCAACAAGCTGCTCACCGAAGCCGGCCTGTCGGCGCTCGGGCAGCTGTGTGCGCTGCACGGGAATACAGTGCAGATGTATGCCGCCGGCCTGGCGCCCGTCGCTTCCATGGTGTCGCAGCTGCGCGGCCTTATGAATGACTTCGGCCTGACGCCAGTTGCCCAGGGCAAGGTCCGGCCAGCTGGAGATTCTGCGAAGCAAGGCAACGCCTTCGCGAACAACGGCCAGAAGCGGAAGAGTCGTGCGTGACTATGTCGGCATCGCCAAGGCCTACGCAGAGAAGGCGATAGCCGACAAGAAAGGAAAACGGTTCGGAAAGCTGATCCGCCAGGCGGCAAAGCGCTTCCTGACTGACCTCAAGCGGGCAAGCAGGAAGCGACCGCCCTTCCTGTTTGACGAGTGGCATGCATGCGACCCATGCGACTTCATCGAGAAGTTGCCTCACGTTGAGGGTAAGTGGGCACGCCCCGAGATCGAGCTGCACGAATCCCACGTCTTCTTCGTGGTTCAGCTCTTCGGCTTCCGCAACCATGACGGAAGCCGGCGCTTTACATCTGCGCTTTTCGCTGTGGCCAGAAAGAACGCAAAGTCAACGCTGGCCGCTGCGATCCTGCTTTACTGCCAATGCTGTGAGGAAGAGGAAGGCGCGCAGATCATCTCCGCGGCGACCACCGGCAGCCAGGCGCGAATCATCTTCAACGTCGCCAAGCGCATGACAGAGAAGACGCCGGATCTGCAGGAGGCATTCGGATTGGCCTGCTGGGCCAATGCGATCAGTCGGGTGGAGACGGGAGCGACCTTCAAGCCCATCAACGCCAAGGCAAGCACGCAAGACGGCCTCAACCCGTCCCATGTTGGGCTGGACGAGATCCATGCGCATAAGTCAGCCGACCTCCTGAACGTCCTTACATCGGCTGCCGGCGCACGCAGCAGCCCTCTCTGGCTGTACACCACTACGGAGGGGTACACCAACCCAGGCCCTTGGGGTGAGCTGCGGCAGTTCGCCAAACAGGTGTTGGCGGGAATTCTGGGTGATAGTGCCGACCACTTTCTGGTGGTCTTCTATGCTGTCGATGAGGACGATGACGAATTTGACGAGGGCGCTTGGCAGAAGGCCAACCCTCTGATGGACGCAAATCCGCACCTGATAAAGGCGATCCGAAAGGAGGCTGTTGAGGCGCGGCAGATGCCGTCCAAGCTTGCTGAGTTCAAGATCAAGCGGCTCAACAGGCCGGCTTCTTCGGCCACTGGCTGGGTGGACCTGACCAAGTGGCAGAGGTGCGGCGGGCATGTGGATCTGGCTTGGCTCGAAGGTCACCCATGCTGGGGGGCGCTCGACCTTGCGAGTACCACTGACCTGACGTCTTGGCGCCTGGTATGGAAGGTGGAGGGCGTGTACTTCACCTGGGGCCGTAGGTTCGTCCCCGAGGACGCCGTGCGCGTGCGAACGGAGCGAGGGGTTGTGCCCTATGCCGGCTGGGTAGCCGCAGGCCTGATCGAAGTGACGCCTGGCGAAGTCACCGACTACGAGGTGGTTGAGGCGCGGATGCGCCAGGATATTGAACTTTTCAAGCCAGCGGCTGTCGCCTATGACCGATGGAATGCCCAAGAAATCAGCCAGCGCCTTCTGGCCGATGGAATCCCGCTGGTCGAGTTCAACCAGACCACGAAGAACTATCACCCGGCGATGCAGGAGCTTGAGCGGCTCTACATCAAAAAGGCCATCCAGCATGGAAACGATCCCGTGCTGAATTGGTGCGCGTCCAACCTGTTGGTGGTGAAAGACGGGAATCTCAATCAGAAGCCCGACAAGAAACGCTCGCCCGACAAGATCGACGACATGGTTTCGCTGCTTATGGCGATTGGCCTCTCCATTACCCCTGAAGAAGACGACGGCGACCTGGACGGCTTCTTCTCAAATCCAATCGTGGTGTGAAAATGACGAAGGACGCAAAGCAGAGAGGGCCCGGAAAGATCAAGTCCTCGGTCCTGCGCTGGCTCGGCGTGCCCATAGGCCTAACCGATGAGGCCTTCTGGGCCGCCTGGTCCGGCGGTGGCTCCAGCGCAGGAAAGGCCGTGAATCAACGCACGGTGCTTCAACTGTCTGCCGCCATGGCATGCGTGAGGCTGCTTGCACAGGTTATTGCAACTCTTCCGGTTGGGTTCTTCGAACGGAAGCCAGATGGAACGCGGGTGTCTGCCAACAGGCATCCGCTTTACGAGATCCTGCACAACCAGCCGAATGCTGATATGACGGCCGTGCAGTTCTGGGAAGTCGTGATGGTCAGCTTGCTCCTGTGGGGCAACGCGTACGCAGAGAAGACCGTCAGCTCAGGACGCCTGGTCAACCTAGAGTTCCTGCAGCCGCAGAGAATGGCTGTGAGGCGGCTTCCAACGGGGGAGCTTGAGTATCGGTACTCCGGCGCCGATGGGCGCCAGCGAGTGATCCCCGAAGAGCGAATGTGGCACATCCGTGGGTTCAGCACGGACGGGACGATGGGGATATCTTCCATCCAAGCCGGCGCCCACGTGTTCGGTGCGGCCATGGCCGCAGACGAGGCCTCATCGAAGGTGTTTGCCAACGGGATGAGTGTGGGCGGCGTGCTGACCACCGACCAAATCCTGACCGACAAGAACAGGACCACTTTCCGCGAGAACATGAAGGCCGAGTTTGCAGGCGCCATGAACGCCGGCAAGACGATGTTGCTTGAGGCGGGAATGAAGTATCAGCAGGTCCCGATGAACCCGGAGGACGCGCAGCTTCTGGCCACCCGTTCCTTCAACGTGGAAGAAATCTGCCGCTGGTTTGGCGTGCCTCCCTTCATGGTTGGCCACGCCGAAAAGTCCACCAGCTGGGGCACCGGCATCGAGCAGCAGATGATCGGCTTCCTGACCTTCTCCCTGGCGCCATGGTTGCGGCGGATCGAGCAGTCGATCCGGAAGGACTTGATGGCGCCCGCTGAGCGGGCCAGGTACTTCGCCGAGTTCGCAGTGGAAGGACTCTTGCGCGCCGACAGTGCAGCCCGCGCGTCCTTCTACAGCACGATGGTCCAGAACGGGATCTATTCCCGCGATGATTGCCGAGAGCGGGAGAACTTGCCTCGCAAGGGCGGCAAGGCCGCCGAACTGACAGTGCAGTCCAATCTTCTGCCCATCGACATGCTGGGCTCTAACACCGGTGACCAGCAGGCCCGTTCGGCGCTGGTGGCCTGGCTGCAATCTGACGATGGGAAAACGACATGAATCGAAAAAATGCGGCCCTGAAGATCAGGGACTTCGACCTCTCCGTGAAGGCCGTCAGCGATGACGGCCTTTTCTCTGGGTACGGTTCGGTGTTCGGGACGGTCGATTCCTACCGTGAGGTGGTCGCGCCCGGGGCGTTCAGCGAGAGCCTGGCAGAGATCAAAGCCAAGGGCCGGCCGGTGCCGGTCCTGTGGCAGCACCGCAGCGGTGAGCCCATCGGGGTTTACACCAGCCTGGTGGAGGATGCACACGGCCTGAAGGTTGAGGGCCAGCTCATCATCGACGGTGTGGCCCGCGCCAAGGAGGCGCACGCGCTGATGAAGGCCGGCGCCGTGTCAGGTCTGTCCATCGGCTACTACGTCCGTGAGGACAGCTGGGATGAGAAGGAGCGCGTACGCACGCTCAAGAAGGTTGAGCTGGTGGAAATCAGCTTGGTCACCTTTCCGGCGAACGACGATGCCCGCATCGACGCCATCAAGTCGAAGCTGGCGCATGGCTCCCTGCCGACCATGCCTGAATTTGAGCAGATCCTGCGTGAGGCAGGGTTCTCGAAAAGCCAATCCGCGGTGATCGCCAACCGCGGATTGAAGCATCTGCTGGACCGGAGCGAGTCCGGGAGCAAGGCGATTGAAGAAAACACGACCGTCCCTGTTCTGGGGCGGCTGACCCTCCCGACTTTCTGAGGTACAACTATGTCCCGCTACACCGCACTGGCCAGCTCGATTGGCCGCGAAATGAAGAATGCCCAGCACCTGGACGACACGCTGGATCTGAAGGGCCTCATCAGCCAGCTGAACGAGCGTGACAACGAGATCAAGCTGTTCGCCGAGAAGGCGAGCAACGAGATCAGGGAGCATGGCAAGGTCCTGGACGACACCAAGGGCGCGCTGGACCTGCTCTCCAAGGGGGGCATCGAGATCAATGCCCGCCTGCTGGAAGTGGAACAGAAGCTGGCGCGCCGCTTCTCGGCCAACGATCCCGTTGACCTCAAGAGCATCGGCGAGCAGTTCACCGAGCACGAAGGCTTCACCGACCTGGTTGCCAAGGGTCGTGGCATCGCCCGGATGAACCTGAAGGCGGTGACCTCGATCACCAGCGCAACCACGGGCACCGGCGGCGTCGGCGCGGCCATCCAGCCGACGCGGGTTCCCGGCATCGTCGCAGGTCCGGATCGCCCCTTCACCATTCGCGACCTCATCATGCCGGGCCGCACGGGCTCCAACGCAATCGAGTTCGTGCAGGAATCGGGCTTCCAGAACATGGCGGCCCCGGTGGCAGAAACTGCCATGAAGCCGCAGTCCGACCTGTCGTTCGAGCTGAAGACCACCACGGTCAAGACCTTGGCCCACTGGTTCCTGGCCTCCAAGCAGGTTCTGGCCGACGTGCCGCTGCTGCAGAGCTACATCAACGGCCGTGCAATCTACGGCCTGAAGTACGTGGAAGAAGAGCAGCTGCTGGCAGGCGATGGCACCGGGCAGAATCTGCTCGGCCTGATTCCGCAGGCAACCGCGTTCAATGAAACCCTGCGTAAGGCCGGCGATACCAAGATCGATATCCTGCGCCGTGCCATCCTGCAGGTCCGTGTTGCCGAGTACCGTGCCAGTGGTATCGCCCTGAACCCGGTGGACTGGGCAGACATCGAGCTGCAGAAGGATGAGCAGGGCCGCTACATCTGGGTGAACGTCGTGGAAGGCGGTCAGCCCCGCATGTGGAAGCTGCCCGTGGTGGACTCCACCGCGGTGCCGGAGGGCGAATTCCTGGTGGGTGCCTTCGATATCGCGGCCCAGGTGTTCGACCGCGAGGACGCAGCTGTCGAGGTTTCGACGGAGGACGGCGACAACTTCCGCAAGAACATGGTGACCATCCGCGCGGAAGAGCGCGTGGGCCTGGCCGTGTATCGGCCGGAGTCGTTCGTGCACGGGTCGTTCGAGGGCCCGTAAGGCTCATCACCGTTGATATGGAGCGGCGGGCTTCGAGCCCGCCGCTGGAGGACCAACATGGGATTCATCGCATTGAAGGGGTTCAATGACCCCAACGCCGAAGGTGGATATCAGAAGCGCGGCAAGCCCTGGAGCGGCCCGGAACAGCGAGCGAAGGATCTGCAGAATCTTGGCCTGATCGGCCACGCTGATGCGGGTGGCAAGTCGGCTCCGCTGCCGTCCAACAAGATGGCCCAACCGGCGTCCAACAAGGTGACGCAGACCGCCCAGGTCGCTGGCGCGGCCCTGGTGCGTCAGAAGGCCGAGAAGGTCACTACTGCCCTGGCGGGGGTGAGCGATCGCGCCACGCTGGAAGCTGCCCATGCGGCCGAGAGCGCCAAGGGCGCCAAGGCCCGTGAAGCGGTCCTGGCTGCCATCGACACCGCACTGGCCGCTCTGCCCGCAACGCAGGAGTGAGCCATGCTCATCGAACTGGCTGAGGCAAAGCAAAGCCTGCCGGTGATCCACGACGCCGACGACGCCCTCATTACCGGGCACATTGAGGCGGCGCAGGACTACATCGAGCAGTACATCGGTCGGTCGGTGCCCTGGATGGATGGATCGGAGCCGCCTGCAGCGGCTCCGATCCCGCCTGCGATCAAGCAGGCGGCCCATCTTCTCGTCGGCGATTACTACTTCAAGAAGGACGAAAGCGATCTGGCTGTCCGCCGATTGTTGAATCCTTATCGCCTGTCCTGGGGGGTGTGATGGCCGGCAAGTACATGCACCGGGTCACCTTGCAAGTGGAGGAACGGGTGCGCCTTCCCCTCGGCGGCGACCGAACGTCCTGGGTGGATTGGAAGATCGACGTTCCGGCCGAAGTAGTGCCACTGTCCGGCCGAGAGTTCACCGCGGCCACGGCGGAACACGGCCAGGTCAGTGCGCGTATCGAGGTGCCATTCCTGCCCGGCGTGGTCAATACCATGCGGCTGCTCTTCGACGGCCAGATTTACGCCATTCGTGCGGTGCTCCCTGACCCCACCGCGCGCCGCCATCTCAACCTCATGGTCGATGCAGGGATCTCCGATGGCTGAGCATCTGCAAATCAGCGGGCTCGACGGCCTGCTGGCTTCGCTCAAATTGTTGCCCGTCGAGCTGCAGGGGAAGCCATTGCAGGCGGCCATGCGTCGCGGCGGTAACGTGATCCGAGATGCCGCGCGTGCCCGCGTGCGGCGGGCTAGTGGCTATCTGGCACAGCAGATCGTGGTGCGCCGCGCGAACGCTAGGAACCGGAACAGAGCTGGCGTTGGCCCCGGCGGGGAGTACTTCACCGTCGGCGTGAAGACCGGTAAGCGGGTGAAGTACGCGAACACCAAACGGAACCGGCGCCAGCGGCGCGTCGGCAAATCCTACGTGCAGGCGGGGTGGGCCTATTACTGGCGATACCTGGAGTTTGGGACCAGAAAGATGGCTGCAAAGCCGTTCCTTACCCCGGCAGCGGAGGCTAAGGGAGCAGAGGCGGCGCAGCTGATTATCGATCAGACCCGGGCGGCCATCGACAAGGTGATGCGGGCAAAGGGGTGGCGTTGATGGTTCCTTTGATTCAGTCATTGCTGCAGGGCGATTCCGAGGTAAGGCGGGTGCTGGGCGATCCCATCCGTGTTTACCCCAGTACGGCCCCGCAGGACACGGAGCTGCCCTACGCCACGTGGCAGGCGGTCGGTGGGTCACCGCTCGGCGTGCTGTCTGAGCGTCCGCCCGCTGACGGCTGGCGCGTGCGGATTGCCGTATGGGGTGGGGACAGCGGCCAGGCCAACGAGGCTGCGCTGGCGGTCCGCGATGCCATTGAGGCCGTGGGCAGCATCGAGAGCTTCAATCCACCGCCGGATGACGACGACACCGGCGCCTTCGGCATCTCCTTCGACGTGCGCCTGCTGCAGATTCGTTAGCGATGCAGGTCACCTTCTATCCGCCGGCGCGAGCCGGCTTTTTCTTGCCCGGCACCGGGCCCCAAGCAGAGGTAGACCATGGGACAGGTTCTCAAGTCCAAGCACACCCAGCTGTTCATTGCCATCGGAGCGGCCGAGGTCATCAAGGTGACCCGCGTGCGCTCCGTCGGCTTCCCCGATGGCCAGGCGTCGGAGATCGATATCTCCGACTTCGATGACGACTGGGATCAGTTCGTCGCCGGCCGCAAGGCCACCGGCAGCACCACCATCGAGGTCATCTATGACTCGGAGGATTCCGAAGCGCTGGAAGAACTGCACCGCAGCGGCGCGGTCGTGAACTTCCTGGTGACGGCGCCGGCGTCGGAGACGGCCGGCGTTGCCAAGCCGGTCGCGGTGGATGGGGTCATCACGCCGCCCACCACCGTGGTCAGCAAGCAGTTCAACGGTTTCGTGCAGAACTTCGCCGTGACCGTGGCGGACAACGACGTCTGGAAGGCGACGCTGACCATCCGTGGTTCCGGTGCCGTCACCACGCACCGCCCGGACTGACCGGCACAACGGCGCTCTCTCGCTTGGCCCGCGGAAGCGGGCCACTCTCTTTGGCAGGGCGCGCGGATCCTCCGCGTGTTAGCCGTGCGCGGCCCGCGCGCCCTGCCGCCATATCTGGAAACGGCCAATGAGCAAGACCAACGAAACCAACGAAGCCCAGCCGCTGGAGCCGGTGAGCATCCTGCAGGCTTTCACTAACGCCGGCATGTTCGCGGCCAAGGATGTGCAGCCGGATACCATCGAGCTGCCGGATGGCAGAAAGGCGCAGTTCTACGTGCGCTCGCTGCCTGACACCGAGTTTCGCGACCTGTACGCCATGGGCGACCGCTCCAAGCTGATCGCAGCCACGATCTGCGACGCGGAGGGAAAGCGCGTGATGACCCCGAAGCAGGCCGGCGAGCTGAAACCCAAGGTGGCGGCCAGCCTGCAATCCATCGCGCTCAAGCACGCCGGCTTCGGCAGTGATGCCGTCGCCCTGCTGGAAGAAGCGGGAAACGAATAAGGAAGCGCGGCGAGGATTGGTTTTGGCACGTCCTCGCCGGGCACCTGCATCGTACGGTGGCAGAGCTTCGCGCCACCATGTCTCGGCGGGAGTTCCTGTGGTGGTGGGAGTTCCACAAGCGAAACCCCATCGACCCGGTGAGCATCCACCAGAAGCCAGCTGCGCTGATCGCGTACGTCACTGCTGCGCACAGCCAGGGCGGCACCAAGCGCAACATGCAGCACTTCCTGGACACGTTGGTGCCACGATCCGACGAGGACGAGGCAAACGACTGGTTCGAATCACTCGGATGACCCATGGCCGATACCTTCGGGCGCTTTGCCGCGCTTCCAATTGGCCCTCTGCTCGCGGCCCGCGACGGAGGGCTCACCCTGGCAACTACTGCGGCTGCCGATACGAACCGCTGCGCTCGCTCCGACTTCGCACTGGCCGACGGCCTTGTGGGGGTCGAGTTCGCGCTGTGGGGCGATGACGACCTGGCGGCAGTGGTCGGCTTCGTGACCGCCGCGGCCCCGCTGGATGAATCGCCTGGTTCCAATGGCGATGGCATCGGCTGGGAGCTGGCTACCGGGAGGCTGGTGCAGGGCATTGGCGCCATCGCCACCGGACTGCCGGCGGTAGCCCACGGCGATATCGTGGGCCTGCGCGTTGCCTTCGGCAGCCCCTCGCGGCTGAACCTGTACCTCAATGGCGTCCTGATCCACCAGCGCGACCTCCTGCTGGCCGGCCCACTGCATTTCGCTGCGGGTCTGGCTGCATCCAAGGCTGGCGGATTGTGTCTGGCCGTCAACGCGGGGCAGTGGGCCGCGCGTAGCGAGGCGGCGCTGGCCGGCTGGAAGCTCGATGCCAGCAACTCGGCCCAGGCGCCACTGAGGTTGGCCGACGCTGACTGGCTCAGCGCGCCTGGCGACAGCCCGGCCAACGCTCGATACGAAGGCCTTGTCGCCGAGGGCGTCAGCCTGGTGCAGGAGCTGAGCTTCTGGCCCTGGGGCGGCGATCCAGTTTCGCAGACGGCGGCCGCGCAGTGCTTGGTGGCCGACGCCGACGGGGTGCTGGACGCATTGGCACTTTCCGGTGGTTCGGGCGAGTCTGTCCGCATCATGATGGTGGACGAGTCCGCCATGCTGTCCGACGCGGAACCTGCGTTCCGCTGCGCAATCGATCAGATAGAGATCAACGACGACGGGAGCAAGACCCTGCACCTGCGGGACGCACACGACTACTTGAGCCAGACGCTGAACCGTGGCGTATTCCTGCCCAATATCGAGTCCCTTGCCTGGAAGCCCCAGCCCGTCGTGATCGGCGCGGTGGCCAGCGTGCCGGCCGCCGGCGGCAACTCGGATGCGACGGCGATGTTTCTGGCCGACGTGCCGGTGTTCGTCGAATCGGTCATGGACCGCGGCGACCTGATGGAGCCGGGCACGTTCAGCAGCTCGCCGGACGGGCAGCAGCTGCTGATGAAGTCGCCACCGGTGACCCCGGTGGTAGCCGACCTTTCGAGTATCGGACCCGGCATGGCGCCTGCAACGCTGACCGCTGCCGTCGCTGATGTGATGGGTAGGTTGGGGCAGGGCGCATGGTCTGCGGCCGACTGCGGGGCTGTGGACGCGGCCACCGGCTATGCGGGCGTTGGGTACTACGCTGGCACCTCGATCACCGGCCGGGATGCGTTGAACGCGATCCTGCCCAGCTTCGGGGTGGGGTGCTACCAAGACGCGGCCGGCATCCTTCGATTCGTCCAGGTCGTTGCGCCGGAATCGTTCACTGGGCCGATGGCGTTTGAACTGTCCGAAGCCGATATGGCCAGCGACCTGGTGGGGGTGCCGGACGAGGCGCCGAACCTTACCCGCCGCATGGCCTACCGGCCGAACGCGCAGGCGTTGGGTGCGTCCGACCTGGTGACGGACGTGATTGACGTTCCCCAGGCCCGCCGCGACGAACTGACGGCGCTGTACCGGGGCCAGGTGTACGCGGCTGGGCCGTTGGACCCGCACTACCGCCGGGCCGATGCGGCAGACCCGGTGATCTCGCTGTTCTGGCATGCGGCCGACGCCCAGGGGGAGATCGACCGGGTGGTGGCGATATACCAGCGGCAGCGTTTCTTCTACCAGGTGACCGTGCGAGGCGACCAGCAGCTGGCACCGCTCCCCGGGCAAGTCGGGCGGCTGACCTACGGGCGCTACGGCCTGGCCGATGGCAAGCCGGTGCTGGTGCGGCGCGTGGAGCGCAACCCTGCCACGGGTGATGTGGTGCTGACGGTGTGGGGGTAAGGGCGTGCTTATTGGATTTGGAATGCCGGCGGTGGAAACGGCCACCCTAACCGGTGGCACCTGGATGACCGCCGATCAGGGCAGTGCGCTTTTCGACGGAAAGCCCGCACGCGCCTCCCGTGTGAGACGCACGGGCGATCTCGCAATCACCATCACGCTTGCCCAAGCCATCGTGCCTGGGATCATCGCAGTGTTGGGCCTGAGCGTGCCGGCGGGAGTCGAGGTCCGCGCTGCTGGCGCAAGGGCTACGACGGTCAAGCTTCCGGACGGCAGCGTGTGCACGTGGCTCTTTCCGCCTCCAAGTGTGCCGCTGGCGGTGGTGTCGGTCGAGATCGACACCACCGCCGTCAACGTGGATATCGGCGAGATCGCCATCTTCCGATCAGTCGATGTGGGTATCAGCGATGGCTGGGGTGTCGTCACCATCGACACCAGCGCCCACACCCGCACCAAGGGGGCGCAGCTCAACACGGTCGTCGGCGCCACGTATCGCCGCCTGACCTGCAACCTGTCGGGCCGGCCAACCGAGCTTGTGCGCGGCGGCGGCCTGGCCGGCGGCGTGGACTGGGAAACGATTGCTGCCGCCATGGCTGGGCGCCGGCGGTCCTGTCTGGTGCCGCAGTTCAGGGATATCGCATCGAAGGTGTTCGACCCCGCGCTGGCGGCCAGGTCGGCGATGTATGGATATCCCACCCAGCTGCCGAGCGCGGAGAACATCAGCCGCAACTACTTCACCGGCTCGCTGGAGTACGAGGAAGTCCCGGCCTGACCCAGCCGTAGAACAATGGCATCATGCCCCGAATGACCGATCATAGGGGGGACGTGGATGTACATCTTTCTGGCCGTTGTGGGTCTGTTGGCCACGCTTGTGGGGGCCTTGATGCTCACCAAAGCAACCATGGGCGTTGGTGTGATTGCCTTCGGAATATTCCTGGCCGCCCTGGCCCGTATCATTCAGGCGGAGCGCCACCAGGCGCAACTGCTCGGTAAGTAAGCCGGATCCCCGGCGCCCGTCAAAAGCCCCGCCTTGTGCGGGGCTTTCTCGTTTCTGGAGCCGACATGTCCCTGTACACCCTCACCGTCGATCTGCTGATGAAGACCGGATCCTTCGTGAAGGATACCGGCAAGGCCGCCCGCCAGTTCGAGCAGTCGATGGATCGCATGCAGGCCACTGCGAAGCGTGCCGGGACCGCAATCGGGCTTGCGATCTCCGCCGGCATAACAAGCACCAGCGCAGCTGCTGTTGCTTGGTCGCGCCAGGTCGCGGACCTCAGTGTGCAGTACGAGCGCATGGGCACGCTGGCTGGCACCAGCTCCGAAGCCTTCCAGCGAATGGCTGCTGGTGCGAACGTTGTAGGGATCAGCCACGAGAAGCTGGCCGACATCCTCAAGGATGTGCAGGACAAGATCGGTGATTACGTCCAGACGGGCGGCGGCGCGATGGCCGACTTCTTCGACAACATCGCACGGCGCACAGGCGTCACTGCGGAGCAGATGCGAAAGCTGTCTGGTCCAGATGCGCTCGGGCTGTACTTCAACAGCCTGGAGCGGGCCAACCTGTCGCAGTCCGAAATGACCTTCTACATGGAGGCCATTGCCAGCGATTCCTCAATGCTGATGCCCCTGCTGCGGAACAACAGCGCCGGCTTCCGCCAATGGGGTGACGCGGCTGAGGCGGCCGGCGCGATCATCGATGGAAAGACCACGAAGGCGACAGTGCGTCTGCGCGAGATTACGCAGGAAGCGGATCTCGCGATGATGGGGTTGAAGGTCAGCGTTGCCGAAGAGCTGCTGCCGACACTGAACAACCTCACCGAGTTCATGGCGTCGCAGCAGACGCGAAACGCTTTTGCCTCCGCTACCAAGTGGGTAGCCGAGCTGACGGGGGAAATGGCGAATGGTGCTGTTCAGATAGTCAACCTGATTGGCCGCTATGCCGAGCTGCAGGCTCTGGAGGGTGCATCGTCCGACTCGCTCAGTAGCGCAACCGAAGACGCTCTCAACGAAAAGATGGGCGAGCTGGGGGCGCGTCGTCGCCTGCTGCTTTCCGTGGAATCGCCTTCCGCGGAGCGTGACAAAGAGGCCGAACGACTGCAGGCCGAGAGGGTGCGCATCCAGCGCGAGCTGACGCGCAGGTATGGCCCCCAGGTCACGCTGATCGACAACGGGCAGATGCTCCCCGACAGCGCGCTGAAATCGGCGTCCGTTGGCTACAAGCCAACCGGGAATATCGATAAGGGGGCTGGAGACAAAGCTGCAGATGAGGCCAAGCGGCGCGCCGACGAGATGGCGCGCTACAGGCAGCAGGCAGAAGAAGCCGCCGGCGCCATGGATGGTCCTCTGGCCGAGGCGATGGCCAAGCACCTTGGCAACATGGCCGAGTACAACGACCTGTTGTCGAAGGGCAACATTGCCCAGGCCGATGCCAATGTGCTGATGGGGCAGAGCGCCCTGGAGTACGCGAAGGTGGCGGCCGAGGTCGAAAAAGCCATGGGCGGGCCGGAACAGCTGTTGGCCACGTTCGATTCCGAGCTGGTGATGCTGGGCAAGGTTGGCCGGGCGCGCGAGCTGTACCGCCGCCAGCTCGTCAACGAGAAGGACATGCGCGACGAGCTGCAGAAGGCTGTGGAGGCAGCGGGCAGCAAGGAGGCGCTGGCCTTGGCCAAGGGCGCCTCCAGCTATGCAGAGTACGAGCGGGCCATGCTCGACGCCGCTGCAGCGGCGGCCGAGCTGTCGCTGCAGGTCGAGGAGTCGGCGGCCCATGCCGAGGCTCTGGCGAACGTGATCGTGTCCGGCCTGTCCGATGGCGTCGATGCATTCGCCGACTTCGCTGCCGACGGCCTGCGCAACTTCGACAACCTGTGGGATGACCTCAAGAACGTCGCCAAACGCGGGCTGCGCGACATGATTGAGGAGATCGCCAAGCAGAAGCTGATTATCCCCATTCAAACCCAGATCATGAACGGGATCAGCGGGCAGGGCGGCGGACTAAGCCTGCAGAGCATCATGGGACTGTTCGGTGGCAACGGCACCGCGGCGGGTGGCCAGAACGCCAGCACCATCGCCGGCCTGCTGTCACAAGGCCAGGGGCTGTTCGGTGGCGCATCTGCGGCCGGCAGCGCGACCGCGGCGAACTCCCTCGGGGGCAGCATGGCGAGCCTGGCCGCGTTGACGGGTGGCGGCACCGCCTCCACCGGTGCGGCGACCGGCGCCGCCGGCGCGGCAACCGGGGCGCTGGCCGGCGTCGCGGCGTTCGCGCCGTATGCCGCCCTGATCGCTATGGGCATGCAGATGGCCGGCAGCGCGTACAAGGAAGGGTTCGGGCTGGAGAATCAGAACAAGATGGACCTGTTGAACCGGGGCCATCTGGCATCTGGCGGCCTGCTCACGCCGGTGATGATCGACAGCATGTCGCTGGACTACCTTGGCCGCGCGCTGGGGATGAGCAGCAAGACCGCGGCCATCTTCTCCGGCAGTTCCCTGATGGGTAAGGCCTTCGGCCGCAGCGCGCCGAAGATCACCGGGCAGGGCATCACCGGCTCATATGGGTTCGGTGGCCTGGACGGCCAGAGCTACGCCGAAGTGAAGCAGAAGGGCGGCTGGTTCCGTTCGGACAAGAAGTGGACGCAGTACGGCACGCTGGATCCGGGCATTGATCGCACGTTTGATATGGCGGCGCGGCAGATCCGTGGGGCAACCACGGACCTGGCCAAGCAGCTGGGCGTGGATCTCACCCGGAAGCTGGCGTCGGTGAGGGTGGATCTGGGCAAGCTGCAGATGTCTTCCGATTCGGAGGAAGCGCAGAAGCAGCTGGAGGCCTACCTAGCCGACATGCAGGATCGGCTGTTCACCGAGGCGGTGAAGGCGTCCGGCTTCGGTGGGCAGTTGGATGGGTACTTCGGATCGGCGGACGTGTTCAACGCCCTGAGCGCATCCATCGAGCTGGCCGTGGGCAATGCGGACGACCTCGGCCGCGCGCTGACCGGGCTGGAGATCGATAAGGTCAACAAGGCCGTGGACTACTTCCAGGACCTGGCCAGCGTGGCTGGCACGGACCTGGCCACGCAGATCCAGAAGGTGACCGGGTTGCTTGGGAACTACGCCACGCTGATGGCGGACGTGTCCACGCAGCTGCTCACCGGTGACCTGTCCAGCTACCAGCAGCAGGCGCTGACCATCGAGCGGACCTACCGCCAGCAGGTGAAGGCGGCCAACGACTACGCCAAGGCGCTGGGCCTGTCCGGTGCAAGGGCTGAGGATCTGGCCAAGATCGAGGCCCTGCGGGCCATGAACATGGGCAAGCTGCAGGCGCAGATCGACAAGGACAAGAAGGCCATGCAGTACGGCCTTTCGATCAGCGACCTGTCGCCGCTGACGGACCAGGAGAAGCTGGGCGAGGCGATGAAGGAGCTGGAGCGGGCCGTGGCCGGCGGCGACACCAGCGCCGCGCAGGCGGCCGCGCAGGCCGCGCTGGACTTCGGTCGGAACCTCTACGCCAGTGGCCAGGACTACAACGGCCTGTACGACCAGGTCACCGGCCTGATCGACGGCATGAAGGTGGGCGACCTCGATATGGAGGACGGCACCAGCATGGGCGCGCTGGCCGATGTGATCGAGGCGCTGCCGGACAATTTCAGCCGCGCCGTGTTCGACCTGGTGGTGGACAGCAACGGGCAGGCGCAGACCACGGCCGCCGTGCAGCAGAGCAACGCGCTGCTGACAGATGTAAAGGGGCTGCTGCAGGACCTGCTTTCGACAACCACTCAGGGCGTGCGGGCTGCCAGCAGTAGCGATCTGCGCAAGGGACTCAACGCGAGGTAAACCGCAATGCAAGCAAGGAAACTCACGCTGGTGGAAATCGGCGTGGGCGCTCTGCCGTCTCCGACGCCGCCGGCGCCGCGCTTCTCGAATTGGTTCCCAGTTGCCTACCGGGCACCGGATGTGCCGCCGGTGGAGGGGGTGACCCCGACGCCGGTGGCCGATGGCGTCCTGCTCGAATGGCCTGCCGTAGACCAGGCTGGCGTCATCTACGTGATCGAGCGTGGCCCGGCCCAGGATGGGCCGTGGACGGAGATCTACCGGACCACCGAAACCCGCTACGTCTACAGCGACGCCAGCGGCACGCAGTGGTGGTTCCGGATCACCCCGACGGTGCGGGGCAAGCCAGGCGGCGGCACGGTGGTGGTGGCCACGCCGACCCCGGCCACCGCTGATCTGATCGAGCAGCAGCTGCGGTTGAGCAAGGAAATCTCAGACCGGATCGAGGCCGATGCGCTGGAAGCGGCAGCCCGTGCCGATGGCCTGGCCGCTGCTGCCCGTGATCTGTTGGCCGAGGCCGTGCTGCGAGAGCAGGACGTGGCCGATGCCATGGGCGCGATCGCGCAGGAGGCGCAGGATCGCGCCTATGCGGTGCTCAATGAGCGGCTGGAGCGCGAGGCGGCAATCAGCCTGGAGGCAGAGACGCGGCAGAGCGACATGGAGTCGCTGTCGCGCGCGCTGTCCGAAGTCGTGGCCGGCAGCGGCACTCAGTTCGACAGCCGCAAGATCTGGTACTTCGACACGGCCGCCGAGAACTGGATCGGCAATGGCGCGGATCCAACGGTGATGGATGGCTGGCTGCGGCCGGCCAACGCCGCCGATTCCCCGTGGGTACAGTCTCCGCCCGCTCTGGAGATCGATGGCAGCGCCTATCGATTCGCCAAGCTGCGGGTGAAGCGCGTAGGCACGCCGGCATGGAACGGCACCCTGCAGTGGATCACGGCAGACGACCAGGCTTGGGACGATGAGAAGCGCGTGCCGGTGCCTGAGCCGCTCTGGGACGACCACGGCGTGGCGACTGTGGACGTGGCCGATATCGCCTGGTGGCCCGGAGAGATCGATGCCATCCGGTTGCAGTTCGGCGATGAGCAGGCGGTGGCCAACTACTTCCTGCTGGACTGGGTGGCCATCGGCCGTCCGACCCCGGGCGCCGGGGTGGCCCTGGTGCAGGATGAGGCACGCGCCCGGGTGGCCGCTGACAGCGCCGAGGCCAGCCGAAGGGAGACGCTGGCCGCGCAGCTGCGCGGCGACTATGACGGCACGGACATTTCCCAGGTAGCCACAGGGCTTTTCGCTGTTGAACGGGATGCCCGCGTAAGCGCAGATGAGGCCAGCGCCTCCGCGATTGAAGTCCTTCAGGCCCGCATGCCGGTGGGCGACGGATTGCTGGCCACCGAGGCCAGCGTTACCGAAGAGAGCCAAGCCCGGGCCGACGGCGACAGCGCCAACGCTGAGGCCATCCAGCTGGTGCAGGCCCGCATGCCGGAAGGCGAGGGGGCCGTGGCGTCCGGAGCGGCGCTGGAATCCGTATCGGCAAGGGTGGAGGAAACCGAGGAAGGGCTGCGTGCGGTCGGTGAGCGCGTAACCTCGGTCACTGCGCAGCTGGAAGGTCAGCACGCAGGCGATGAGGATTCCTTCGCTGGGGATGAGGACGTGTACGCCGGCACGCGCACGGTGCTTTCCGCCATCGCGGAGGGGGATTTGGCTCAGGCCCAAAGCGTCACGCGGCTGGATGCCGAGCTGGGGCAGTTCAAGGCGCTGGCCACGCAGCAGATTGAAGCTGTCGCCACCGACGTTTCGGTGCAGGCGCAGCGCGTGGACGCGGTGCAGGTCGAGCTGGAGGGCAAGGCATCCGCCGAGGCCGTCTCCCAGCTTCGGGCATCGGTGGAGCAGAACGCCGATGGGATCGTAGCCGTGTCCGAATCCCTGCAGGGGGTCAAGGTCGAATTGGGCGAGAAGGCCAGCGCTCAGGTTGTGCAGGGCATGGAAGCCCGTGTGCAGGAGACCGAAGGTGGCTTGGCGCAGGTCATGGCCAAGGCCTTTCTGCACCTGATTGCCGATAGCGGGGCTGGGCCGCTGATCGGCGGCATGGAGCTGGGCAACGACGGCAACGTGGTCAGCCTGCGCTTCCTGACGAACAGCATGGAGATCGTCGCGCCCAATGGTGCAGCCGAGGGCATGGAGTGGCGCTCGGGCTACTTGCGGGTTTGGAAGGGCGCTGCGCAGCGAATCATCGGCCCTGGATTCGGCGCCGCCGGTGACAACTTGGTGGACTACTTCGGGCCGAACGTCGGCGCCGCGGCCGCTTCCAAGGCCAACGCCATGATGTGGATGGACGCCAGTGGCAGTGCCTACTTCGGTGGGCAGCTCTCCGCCGGCGTGCTGCGCAACGCCGTGCAGACCACGACCACCCAGGCTATCGGGACGGAGCTGGTCAACGGGCCGTTTTCCACCAATGGCCGGGTGCGCACCGTCACTGTCAGCTTCACCAGGCGGCACCGGCGGACGCAGACCATATCTGGCTCGACCGGGTTTGTTGCCGGTGCAGGCCAGAACACCGCGCGGGTGGAGGTCTATCGAAAGATCGGCAACGCCGGCGAGACGCTTTGGCAGGTGCTCAACGCCGCTGGCGGCGTGGTCATCAATAACGAGCGCGACGGTCCTGACGAGGCCGATTCGTCCTGGGGCGGAGCTTTCACCATCAACGACACCAGCCCCAGCTCCGATACGGTCCAGTATCGCGCGGTGATTACCGGCTTTACCGAGCAGACCGTGACGCACACCTCTGGCTCGTTCCAGGGGCAAACCCTCACGCAGAGCCTATCGATGATCTCGGTAGAGCAATAGCAGGAGCCGCAATGGCACTTCAACAGATCGATATCAATACGCCGCAGCCCAACGGCAAGTTCGGCGAGTCCACGCGCTCGGCGAACATCAAGATCAACGCGAACACGACGGAGATTGGCCAGCGGCTCGAATCTCTTGAGTCGAACACCGGCGGCGCCGGCGAGGCTATCGACGACCTCCGTTCGGGCCTGCAGCAGGAGGTGCTGGATCGACAGCAGGAAACCCAGGAACGCCTGGCGGTAGAAGCGGCCCTTAGTGAGCAGCTCGACGTTGAGCGAGTTGCGCGGCAGCAGCAGGCGGAAAGCCTTGGTGCTCGCATCACTGGTAGGAATCGTCTGGTCAATGGCAACTTCGATTTCAGCCAGCGTGGCAATTCAGGCATCGTCAGCAGCGCCGCGCTGTACACCGCAGACCGCTGGATTTGCTCGGCGGCTGGCGGTGTCCAATGCAATTGGGGCATTGGCTCCCCGGCTGTTGGAGAAATTCCTTGGGCACGCCGTTTCCTTGGCTTCAACATCGTGGCGGGCACAACGTCTGCATGGGTGGGGCAGCGCATTGAGAATGCCAGCACCTTTGCCGGTGGTAAGGCTACTGTTTCGTTCTGGGCGCGGAGCGGGGTAGCGGGAAAGAAAGTGGGCCTTCTTATTCAACAAGTGTTCGGTTCTGGTGGCTCGGCGATTGTGCAGGTGGACGGGCCTTTGTTCACCCTCGGAACCGCCTTTCAGAAGTTCACTGCAACCTTTGATGTGCCGAGTGTTTCTGGAAAAACGTACGGCGCAAACGATAATTTGCTGTTGTGCTTCTTCTACACGGACAACCGGGTCGAACTGTTTGGGGGGCAGCTTGTCGGACAAGCGGGGCTGTTCGAACTTGCTCAAGTTCAGTTCGAAAGCGGCGAGAAGGCGACGGAGTTCGATTTCCGGCCCTATGGATACGAACTAGCACTGTGCCAGCGCTACTACTGCAAATCGTTCCCGGTCGGCACAGTCCCAGCAACGGGTCTAGCGGCTGGTTCCGCGCAGAACGCCACCGCATTTAATGCATCGCAGGTGAGAACAGGCACAATAGCGTTCCCGGTGACCATGCGAGCAGCACCTGCTCTGCTTCTCTACACGACGTCGGATGCTAATCAGCAGGGCAACGGTGCTGCGCTGTGGAACGGTTCGGTATGGAATTCTGCTGCCAGTTGGGCGTTTGACCTTAGTACGCCCGTAGGATTCACGGTAAACGGAACTTTCGGCACAGGGCTGACCGTGAATGGCTCATACCTCACGCGTTTCAATTGGTCGGCAGACGCGGAGATCTAATCATGTATCAGCTAACCGAAAACCCCGACATCATTCGTTGTGTCGAAACCGGCGCCGACATTCCGCGCGGCCATCGCTGGTGGAGCGACTATGAAGAGTGGCTGGCCGAAGGCAACGAACCTGCCCAGATCGAGCTGGTTGGCCCGGCGCCACACTCGCCTGAGCATTACCGCGCGATCCGCGATGCCGCCTTCGCGTGGATGTCGAGCACGGTTGTGGCGCGCGGTTACGAGACCATCGAAAGTTGCGCCAGCTACTACAACAGTGGCGTTGAACGCTACCGACTGGAGGCGCGTGCCCTGGTTGCTTGGCGCGATGACGTGAACCAGACGCTGGAGCAGCTGGTGCTGGACCCGCCGCCGGGCGTCATTACGTGGGACCAGGTGCGCGCGCTGTTGCCGCAGCCAGAGGCGTACCCTTGGCCGGGTACAGTGGAGTTGCCTCTGAGCGCTGAGGCCGCGCCGCCGGTGGCTATCTCCTAAGCCACGGCCTGCAACAGACCCTCGCGGTTGTGGCGCGCTGTTCACGCGCCCTGCACCCTTTCCCTGAGATTATGAACAGGCACCGGACGCAACTCTCAACGGATTCGGGAGACTACTTCGGACTACCGGGATTCTTCATGCTCAGCCCCGCCAGGATGAGCTCTTAGTGATCTGATTGCGGCGCGCCACCCCCTCGTTTGTAGTCAGCTCCAACGGATACCGGTGGTCCGATCTAAACGCCAAGCGACGCTATGGCGTGTGTCGATGAAGACAAGGACGGTCCTCATCGGCACCACTCTTTTTGAACCAGTCGGAAGAGGATTGCAGCTCGGACTACTCGCTCCAGGAGTTGTCCTCGGAAGTTGCGCCGGGTATCCGCCAGCCAGCCCATACCTTGGGCCATCATTAAGCGAAGCAGGAGCTATACGAAATCCTGCAGCCGAGCTCTGCTGATTGCCTGCCTGTTATCGCAGCTGGGGCAGGACACGACAGCCGCGCCATCCACATCGTCCAAGCCACGACCAGCAGTGGCAGAGAACCAGCGCTGGCACTTTAGGCACGTCGCATCGATGCGGGTTACCTGGATGAGCGTTCCGTCGTCGCGCTTCATGCCGGCGACAGCGCTTAATTGGAAAAGACCGGTGTTGGGCATGATCTGCGTGTCGTGGGCAAACCCCATCTTGCACGCAGCTTGGACGAAGCGCCACAAGACCTTGGCCTAACGCTGGCAAGCAGTTGATGCGCCGTGCGTCATCTGAGCGACTGACGGAGCCTTTGGGCAACCTTCACGCACTCCCGAAGCGCCGATGACGCTGTGTTGAGCGCAAATCGGACAGGGTACGCGCTAGCCCGCCCACCAGGAATTTGTTCATGGCTTCGCAATCCCCACCCCGTAGTGCTGCCGGGGACACCGGTCGCTTTCATCTACTTCGGGTCGAATGCGAAAGTTTGGACCAGGGCAAAGTTACGAAAGTTCTAAAGGTGCAGGCTCACTGCAAGCACTGTGGCAGCGAATTCATGGCTTGCGAGCCTGTCGGCCTGGTTTCTGTGTCTGGCGGAGCGGTGCTCAGTTGCACCCGTTGCAGCAATCGACAAGCCATCAGCCAAGGGGTGTTTGAGACCTTTCCAGGCTCTGAATGCCTCGGCAAGGAGGGCTGAAGCATTCAGATATATGTGAGGGCGTCGTCACCAGGATCGGCTTAGATTCTCCAATGAGCGAAGCCGGAGCTACCATGACCTTGACCCTTATTCAGGCAACGATCCTCAAGGCGATTCAGCGGCGAATGGTGATTTCACCGGTCGAACGTGGCTGGGCTATCGGAGAGGGGTTCGCTGAAGGCACTTCAAGCGATGGCGTCAAGCTGACTTCGGCGGGGCGTTGCGCGCTTGCAGAGTTTGCCTAGTCGGGTGGCTTGCTGGTTTTCCGGGCACTGTCGTCCGGCTGGTGCGTGCAGTTGCTACCCTAATTTACGTTGGTCCATCAGGTGTTGGGGGAATTTGTGCCGCTTCGTGCCATTGCCTACGCAAGTGAGGCAGTCGAAGGTTTTTCATTTTGCGACACGGAGGAGCTAATACGTGCTGCTGCCAGCTTCAATAGCAGAGCAGGGGTGACGGGGGTTCTGCTCTTCGATGGAGTGCGTTTTCTCCAGTACATTGAAGGACCAGAGGACGGGATAGAGGCTGTGTACAGCCGGATTCTTGCCGACAAGCAACACAAGAAACTGATGGAGCTAGGCAGGGGCAGAGTCCCCCGGCGACACTTTCCGTTCTGGGCGATGAAGACCGTGGTGTCCATCTCGGACGAGATGCAGATGCTATCCAGGGCGGATTGGAGTGGAATGCGCTGCATTGAAGGCTTCGGCGAAATCCCCTCCAGCGGCCTACTGTTGCTCCAGGGGGTGCTTGCTCCAAGTATGCCTCCCATGTCCCCTAGTTTGCCCTGCCCGTAGTCCGCCGGGCAGCAGCTTCGATTTGCTCCGTTAGTAACGCTAGAACCTGCCTGAAGCCAGCGGCGAAGACCTGGCTCTCATCCGCTTCGTGACGCTTGATGATCGCAGGGACGAGAGCTTGCCAGTCCCTCGATAGCGCGCAGGGATCATGGTGGGTCACTATCGCGGTGCGAATCGCGTACTCCAATCCCTTAAGGTAGCCACGCTGCGCGGATAGTTCCGCTTCACAAGTCGCCAGTCGTTCTTCCAGCTCCGGTGGAGTCGAGCTCATGTTGCACCTTGTCGATAGACATGGGGGTGGGGATGGGGAGATATTTGCCGGGTCAACCGGAGAGGCCTATTGAGCATCCTCAACGTTCTACTGCGTCCTGACCAGCTGCTGGTCGCCGTTGACACTCTCGCAGAAGACGCCCTTACCGGGGCGAAATCTTCCGGCGCGAAGCTGCTCCTCATCCCCCAGCACAACCTTGTGCTCGCCACCCGGGGCAGCACGCAGTTCTTTCTGCGCATCTATGAGCTTGCGCTGCAGGCTAGCTTCCGAGCGGACTTCACCATGGAGCAGCTGGGCAAAGAGCTGGGCCTGGTGGCGGATCAGTTGTGGCCGGCCTATGAGAGGGCGGCCGTGGACGCCGGCATACCCCGCGAGGCGCTGGGAACCGAATTGGTGCTTGGGGGCTGGTCGCCCCAAGCGGGGCGGATGGTGGCGACTGCCTACGCGAAAAGCGACAGCGGCGTGGCCGCGGTGGTCCAGCCGCTGGCCGGTGGGCTGGCATCGCCTGGGGAGCCACTGCAGGGCAGACCCGACAGCTTCGCACCGGACGCCGTTCTCACTGCCGCACGCATCCAGGCGACGTGGCTGAACAAGGCCACGGGCAGAGAAGCCGCCGGGGGACGCGTGCTTGCTGCCGTACTGCGCAGCGGGCAGGCGGTGATCCAAGATCTAGGGCCGGTATAGATCGTCGGGCGTCAGCCCAGCTAGCGCCAAGATCCTATCCTTTCTCACCTGCTCGCCCCAGAGGATCCAGGCTTGGTCGACGGTCAGCAGTCCCGTCGCCCTGCAGGCTGGGCACGTGAGCTCTATCCCACCATCCACTTCAGCAAGCCCACACCCTCGCGACATGCGCGATTCGTCCCCGCATGAGCCGCATTTGGCATGCAGAGCTTCGACTTGCTCGATCGTTCCGTTGAGGCGCAGCAGAGGGCGGATCCGAAGGATCCGGAAAGCAGTTGAGGGTGTCATGTGTCGAGCCTGTAAGGGGCTAGACACGGGGGCGAAGGATTTCGCACCTGAGAGGAGCCAGATTCGTCAACCATACAGCATGAACCGTTAAGAACTTCGTGCTGGACAAATTCTCTACGTAGGAAGCCGTGCCGTAAAGGAGCTCAACTCGGGGGGCATGTCCGGCCGTGGCCTGAGTGTCAGGACCAGCCCGACCCGTCAGGGCGACATTGTCCGACGGTGCCGGCGGGCCAGTGCGCGCATCCTGACCTTGCCGGGTCCGGGGTCGCAGGTCGCTCAACCCGGATGCGCCTGAGCAGCACTTGGCCGGCACCACTACAATGGTTCAGGCGACAGAATCGCCGTCGTCGCAGCATCTGCGACCGCCGGGCGTATGCTCCCGGACATGCTCATTCCAAGCGTCTATCAGTGGTTGCACTCCGTCCCGATTCCGTCTGGCTGGGTCCAGACGGGTGATCGCTGGGGGCTTTGGTACAACGGCCGCGAGACGGCCAGCGTTGCCCCTGACGGACGGCCAGGTCTGCGCCTGTGGATGGAGGGTCAGAAGATGTGGCACGTGAAGGAGGCGAGGGTGGCCAGCGTGCGCCAGGGGAAGCGCTTCGCGGAGCGCTGGTGCGCTGCCAGGCTATATCCGGGCCTGCCGCTGCGCGAGGCGGTGGCCCGCCTGACCGATACCACCCCCGGCGCGCCGGCCGCTCCGCTTCCCGGTCTACCGCCTACCCGCGAGCAGTTGCAGCAGGCCCAACGCCTGGACGAGGCCTCAGCTGTCGCTGCGGCCCGAGTGAAGGCGGCGCTGGAGCCGCGGCGGGCGCCGGTGGTGACCAAGCCCAGGGCAAAAAATCCAATGAAGGCCTGGGTAAAGGCGTCGCGGCGAATCCAGTGGCCGTCGTAAAAAGGTAGCGCCCGGATGGGACCGGGCGCTATGCATCAGAACAGGCTCAGCTGATGCGGGTAAGAGCGCCAGTGCTGGCAAACCTGCTCCAGGCTGCCGAAGCGAATCCTGGTGTAAGCACGCACTCGCACGCTCTTGGGCTTGGCTGCAATGCAGTCCATGGCCAAAGTCCTCTTAGGGCTTTGGAGGCGATATTTGCCTGCAGCGTCGCACGGGTGATAGAGTTCCCCCGTCTTCAAGAGACAGCTACAGGTGGCAGAGGGACGCCCCCACTGCCATGCCGAGCCCGATAGCGTTGGCGCGCTATTGGGCTTTTTTCGTTAGCGAGTTGACATGCCTAGCGGCACTTGCCAACATCGACTTCTCGGCCGATTCATGTTGTGAGGAAATGGCGGGTTAGCACCATCTACACCCTCCAGTCCGAGCAGTCCCTTCGGTTCGGGTCAGGTCGTTCACCTGTGTTACTCCTCCTCTGACGCGGTTGCACCCGCGTCAGAGGCTTCGAATTTGATCTCGCGTCGCGCTGGCGAGTCTATGTAGACGTGGCCGCGTTCCGACAAGGCGTAGGTCCCATCGGTTTTTAATTCCAAAAAGCCATACTTGGTCCGGTACGCGTACAAGAACGTGCTGAGTGCAGCGCGATTCATGCCAAGCCCACGCCTTTCAACGAACTCGAACGTGGAGTCCGACGTCGCTGGTATGCGCAAGAAGCGAAGGAGTTCGATTGCCTGCGCAGACACTTGACGCTTTGGCTGAACGAATTGGCTCTCTTCACCGCCTTGACTCCTTTCTCCGCTGAACTCGCTCGGCTCGGATTGCGCCTGAGGCGGGGCAATGAACGGATTCATCGGCCCGGGCGGCGCAATGAACGGGTTCCTTGACTCAGGCGGGGCAATGAACGGATTCACCGGCGCCGGCGGCGCTGGCGCGGGCGGCGGCGGTGCCGGCGGGAGCGGATTGGAAGGCGAAACTCTGGGAAGGGCCTGCGTGAACGGGCTCACCTCCGCTGCGGGCAGTTGGGGCAGCGGTGGAAGGCCTGGGTAAATTGGTGCAGAGGAGGCCGCCAGAGACGCTGGAGGCACAGCCTCATACTTGACGGTTCCAATTTCACTTGAGGCCAGACTGATGCTATTGGAGCCGCTCAGCTTTCGTTCCAGGGCAGCGTCCACATCGTCCTGAGCGCCATCCGCCAACCCTTCGAGCGCTGCAATTCGCGCTAGGCAAGCTGCGATGCGCTTTTCGTACTCTGAAATCTTCGCGCGCTCCATAGCGATGGCTGCGGCGTAAGGGCTGGTCGGCGTGTTCATGATGCGAACAATACCCCTCACCTCAGCCAAATGGAAGTGTGAGGCGAAAATTTCTAGTTCGGTGCGTGTATCTTGAGCCGGCGCGCTGAACAAAATATAGTTTAATCAACATCTTAGCTTGTTTCCTTGTGGAGTCTGATGAGGTGGAGTCGTGCATTCTCGATGATTCGGCGTGAAGTTCCGTGATTCACGGTGCTGTCGCGTGAGGTGAGACGGGCCTCTCTTTGGCATAGCGCGTTCACGTTTCGTTCATTATGTACGCGCACCAAGCAGCCATCAAAGATCTGCGCTTTTCGAGCATCGTGCCGCGCTTGTAGGCCGCTTTCGCTTTGTCTCGTATTTGATGAGCGAGCGCCGCCTCTGACAGATCGTCGGGATAGTCAGTTGTCTCACTCGCCCAGTCCTTGAAGGTCGATCTGAAACCGTGGACGGTGACGTGGCCAAATCCCATGCGCCTCAACAGCGCCAGCATTGCGTTTTCGCTGAGGGGCTCGCCAGTCAGGTCGTTGGGGAACAATAGCGCGCGCTGCGTGCGTGGCCGGACCAACGCCATAGCTGCCGAAGACAGAGGGACTGTGTGTTCTGCTTTCGCCTTCATGCGACTACCGGGGACTGTCCATGTGCCGGCGCGAAGGTCAATCTCCGCAGGTACGGCTCCGAGCGTCATTCCTGTGCGAGCAGCAGTGAGGATGGTGAACTCCAGGGCCCGCGCGGCCTCACCGTGACGCCGCGCTAGGGCGGCCATGAATGCTGGCATGTCGGCATAGGGCAGGGCGGCGAAATTCTCTACCTTTGATACGGCTGTCGGCTTGGGCAGGATCATGGCCAAGTGCCCGCGCCACCTAGCCGGATTCTCGCCGGCGCGTTTCTTCTGGACCGTCGCGGCATCCAGCACGGCTTCAATGCGCTGTCTCACCCGACTGGCGGTTTCGGTCTTGCTGGTCCAGATCGGCCGCAGGACCGCCAGTACGTCCTCGGTCTCGACCCGATCTACGCGAAGGTCACCGATGATCGGCCTGGCGTAGGTTTCCAGCGTGCTGGTCCATTGAGCCCCGTGCTTCGGATTGGTCCAGCCGGCTCGACGCTCCGCAATGTACAACTCGGCAGCCTCCCAGAACGTGGGGGTGCTGGCCGCGGCGACCGCCGCAGCGCGCCTTCCCGCGAGTGGATCGTGGCCGGCTTGCACCATCTTTCTCGCGGCATCAGCTGCCGCCCGCGCATCGGCTAGGCCGATCACATGCAGCGGGCCAAGTCCCATTTCTGGGCGCCTCCCTTCAAAGCGATACCGAAAGACCCAGCTCTTCGCCCCGGAAGCCGTAACCTGTAGGTACAGGCCGCCACCGTCGGCGTGGTAGCCCGGCTCCGTGATTGTGGCCACCCGTCTCGCCGTCAGGCGATTGATCTTCAGACCCATTCCTACCCATCCATGTACCCGCCCAATTGACGCGGTTTCCCGCGAAGGCGTGCGAACCAGACCGGATGGTGAAACATAGCTGGCGCAGGGGCTGAGACTGGTTTCACGAAGGCGCACGGAAGCTAGGGGACGCCCTAAATTCAGACACTCTCTCCGCCAGAATATTTGGAAAGCCTCTGGAAACAGGGGCTTTCTTTTTTGCCGTGCCGGCCTATGAAAGACCCCTGGCGAGGCATTTTCATCCGTCATCTGGCTGCGCAATCACGTGAGAGCAACGAACAGATGGGGTTCGGTTGCGCAGCAATTACCCCATGCGCATCGCATCTCGCGCCTGCTCGTGGGCTTGCTCTTTCTGGGCAACCTGCTGCTGCGCCTGTGAGATCTGCTCTGCCTTGGCGAGTGATTGTTCCACTGGGGTGTTGATCGCGTCGCTGATGGCTACCGATGCCCGCAGGTGTGCCGGGTTGTCGAGCTCACCTTGCACAACGAACATGCGCGGGCCAGAGCCGTCGGAAGATGGGTTGCCCAGGACGACGTGATCGACCCGATTCAGGCCGCCACTCTTGGCCGATGCCAACAGGCTGGCGCAGATGCGTTCGCTGGTTTCATCGAAGCTGCGTCCATGCGTGGAGTCCACGGCCGATACACCATTGCGGATCTGTTGATAGAGCGGATGATCAGGGTGTCCTTTCTCCCTGGGATCTTGGTTCATCTTGTCCAGGGTCGATTCGATGCTTTCCTGTAGTGGACTCTTGGGTGCGAAGCCCGGGTTGCTCAGCGAAGGCGAGCCCTTGTCGGTTGCTTCTTGCGTAAGTCGCTCACCAGGTTTGAGTGCACTGTGTGCCCGTTGTTCCGCTTCGGCCTCGCGGCGAGCGTACTCGCCGGCTTCCTCGGTGCCCCGCAGATGATTGATCCCATCACGCAGTAGCCCTGGGCCGCCACCTACAACGACGGTGGCTCCGACGCGTACTTGATGGATGTCACTGCGGTACTCAGTGACCCGGCGCAGGTCGTCGGGGTCGGTGATCCGTGCGCTGGGGTCGTCAAGGACGGACTGCACCGGCCCTTTGTCGGTCATGCGATCAAGGAAATGAACCACCCGATGGGAGTCGCCCAACTGCACCGCTACGGCCGCGGAGATGGCGTGCCCGCTCCCCAATCCAGGTGCCAGAAGGGACCCGACGCGTTGGCCCTGTTCGGCGCTGCGCAGAACCTCCAGTTCCTTGGAGAGCGCATACATCTCAACCTTGCCGTAATGGGGGCCGCCTGCGCTCACCAGGTCGCCTGCCATGACATGGTTGGTGAAGGGTGCCGCATTGGCGGGCTGGCCCTCGGGAATGCGGTACGCCAA